ATGGGGGAGCTTTCCGCGACGATGGATCTTGGCACAAAAGCGGCCGAAGGATTTGCAGGACGTCGTGAACTCCTACATGGGCGAAACGTGGGAGATTCGACGGTCGAAGTCCACACCGGAGATTGTTTCAGAACGTTTACGCGGTCAATGTCCGCGCGGAATCGTGCCGGATGGCGTTCGCTTTCTGACATGCACAATCGACCGGCAAGCGGCTGACGGCGGGTTTGTTAAGTGGGTCATTCTCGGTCATGATCTGGAGGAACGGGCGTGGTTGATCTCACGCGGTTATGGGCAAACGCTGCAGGAAATTTGGGAACCAATCATGCGGCAACAGTACAAGCGGCAAAGCGGTGGGCCGGTCATGACGCCAATTCTTTCCGCTGCTGACTCTGGCTGGGACGCAAAAGGCACATACGACTTTTGTAATGATCATCACTCAGTGTTTCCGTGCAAAGGGTCATCAACTGACATGAGCGGCAAGCCGTTCCGGTTGGCGGAAACAGAAGGCGGGAAGTACAAAGGTCAGTTGCTTTTCGAGGTGAATACGGACTTCTGGGAAACGGATCTCCAAGCCCGTCTGGATGAGCGATTGCCGGGTGAACCGGGATCACTCACGATCAACGCAGACGATGCTGTCGATATGGACTTCATCGGCGAGCTTTGCAACGCAACAATGGCGGACAAAGTCGATTCGAGAGGCAACGCAAAACTGTTGTGGGTTAAGAAAAACGAATCAGACCCAAATGACTTTCGAGACGCAACACGGTACGGGCTGGCTCTGGCCGCATTGATTGTCGAATCTGGCGGCGTTCCATCTGAAACAATCGTGGCACAGAACCCAAAGCCTACCGAAAAGCAAACGTCGTCGTATGTTCGCCAGCCTGAAAGCGAAAGTTCGGGCGGATGGATTCGCAGGAGATCGTCTTGACTCAGCTGGAACTGACGCGACTGGTAAGAACTCGAGCAGACGGGCCGCTTCCTGGCGATCGGTGTCCGTGCGATGGATGCTCAGGGAAAATCGGCGTGCACACAACACGACTGATTGGCGGCGGTTGGCGAGTTCGGTATTTGCATTGCAAGGTGTGTCGGTTCACACCTGAAAACAACAAGTGGTTGACGGCGGAAAACGAGGAAGACAATGGGAAGCTTGAGGGAGAGGATGCTGGAGGAAGAACACAATCGCGAGCTGAATAGGCTGCAAGCAAATTGGGAACGCCCGCTTTTGTCGTTTACGGAAACGATTTCCCTTGGAAACAGAACAATAACGAGAACGGCAACTGTGACAGTGCTGCCTAACGCTAACCATGAGCAGCTGATGAAATTTTTGAAGCGATCAGTAAGAGACGAAAGCAGCGATGCTGCAACGCAAGGAACGCCGTGGATAGCAAAAGCCGCAGAAGTTATGCCTCGTTGCGATTCGCCACCCGTCGGATGTTCATGCGATCCGTTTGCTCCGCATGGGCGCGGTGTTAAACACTGCGACTTCGCAGAAACTGTCGCTGATACTAATCCTACGCCATAGGACACAGCCAGCGAAACTTCTTCAGCATTCGCAACCGTGCCGCTAATCTTCCGGCATGGTCACAAAAGTCACAACCGTAAACAGCTATTCAGACGCAGAGCTTCTGGCTCTGTTTCGCGAGGGCGTTGCGTTGATCGCTGCGACTGGCCAGAGTTATCAGATTGCAGGCCGCACATACAACGCGGCCTCTCTGCCAGCAATGCGAGACACTATTGACTGGCTTGAAGGTCGAATCTCTGCGGAGTCGAACGGCATCGTCACCAACTATGCAAGGTTGGTGCGATCATGAGTCTGACATCATTTATCGACTCAGCGATTTTGACTGTAGCACCCGTTTGGGGGGCTCAGCGAATTGCCGCGCGTCGCCAGTTTGACGTGTCGCAAAAGTATTTTGGCCGGGCCCTGGAAGCCGCTGAATCAGACCGGCACCGCGAAGGAAAATGGATTGGCTCTCGCCTGTCTACGGATGCGTTTCTTGAGGAAGATCTCGAAACTGCACGCCAGCGAAGCCGCGAACTCTATAAGAACGACTTCGTCGGTGGAGCAATTGACAGCCGAGTTGAGCACGTTGTTGGGACTGGATTTAAGCCGCAGGCCCGCATTCGCGAAAAGGCTGGAGTAATCTCAAAGGCACAAGCCAAGGCACTGAATCAGCAGCTCGAGGACGTCTACGAGCAGTTTGAACCTACAGCCTGCAGGACGCGAAAGAAATCTTTGTGGGAAAAGGTTTCTTTGGCCTGCCGATGCGTCGATGCGGACGGCGAAACAATCATTGTCATGAGCGATGCTGGTACGACAGAATCGCCGATTCCGCTATGCGTTGAAGTAGTCGATAACGACCGGATGGAAACGCCGCCGGAAATGATCATGGACCCAACGGTCCGGATGGGGATCAAGTACGCAAAGAACAAAGAAATTCTCGGCTACTACATCCGCGACAATCATCCGCACGACAACAAAGAATTCAGTCTTTCTTACACGTTCGTTCCAGCATGGCGAGTTCTGCACGTCTTCGTGGAATGGTTTGCCGGTCAATCACGCGGTTTGCCGTGGATGACTAGGGCCTTAAATCGAGCGAAAGACGGTAAAGATCTGACTGAGGCCGGAATCATTGGGGCTCAGGTTGAGGCGTGTTTTGCTGGCTTCGTAAAATCGAAATCCAATCCAGTTGCCAAGGCGATTGGAGCGGCAACCGGAACTGACGGAACGCGGCGGCTTCAGGACTTCCGTCCAGGATCTGTGAACTACATCGGGCAGGACGAAGAGATCGTATTCTCAACGCCGAACAAAGCCAACGCAGTTGGCACGCTGCAAGAGTACAACAATCGCACAATTGCGGCGTCTTTGAACTGGCCGTATGAGATGCTGATGAAGGACTGGCGCGGCGTCTCATTTGCTGGCGGCCGGATCATCCTAAACGGGGCGAAGATCTCATGCAAGGTCCGGCAAAAACTGATCAGTCAATCGATTCTGCGACCAATCTGGAACCGAATTGTTGAAGAGTCCGTAATTGTTGGGGCTGTAGATCTCGACGCCCGCACGTATCGCGACAATCGACACCACTTTAACAAACACAACTGGTCAGCTCCAAAGTGGTCTTATGCAATCAATCCGGCGGAAGAAGTCAAAGCAACGATTCTGGAACTGGACAATAACCTGACAACTCTGGAGGAGGAACTCGGAGAGCGTCAACGCGACCTCGAAGAGACCTTTGCACAGCGTGAAATTGAACGGGCGATGGCTCGCCAGATGCAGATCATGCCAAACGACACGGCGGATTCTGAAGCTCCGGAGCCAACGCCCATGGAAACAGCCCAGCGGACGGAGGCAGCCAATGCCAGCAATTGACACCCCACCGCAGCCAGACATGTTTCGCACGTCTGTGCTGAATAGCTCGCCACGAGTTGACAGAAAAGCAAAGGTTATCTTTGGTGCAAACTTGATGCAGTTGGGCGACATTAACGACGAACGCCCGTGGACTGTAGACGAAGGCACGCTGGCCAATGCAAAAGAACTGATGAGCCGCGGCAACAATGGTGCAAAGGCTCGGTTTACTCACCCGAACATGAGCGCCGATGGAATGGGCTCATTTTTGGGCCGATGGAAGGATGTTCGCGTTGAAGGTGAAAAGCTTGTCGGTGATTTGCATTTGGCAGAGCAGGCTTTCAAGTCTCCGCAAGGCGACCTTGGCACCTATGTCATGGACATGGCCGAAGAGGATCCGGACATGTTTGGAGTTAGCCTGGCCACAAAGATCAACGACGCGGAAATGGAAAAACTGAAACTTGAAAAGCGGTCAGCAGATCCAGAATGGAAAGGCCGGACGCCCCTTCGTTTTCGTGCTGTCCACGCTGCTGACGTAGTCGATGAACCAGCGGCAACACGCGGTGGATTCTTCAGTTCAGAAGTCGACAATCGAAACCTTCCAGCTCAGGCCACAATGCTGCTGGATGCGTATTTCTCAGATGCAGAGCCGGAAGTCGTCACCGCTCGTATCAACGGATTTTTGGCGACTTACTTCAAAGCGAAAGGACATGCAATGTCCGGAGTTTCAGCACCTGAAAAGCCAGTCGAAACAACTCAGATTGATCTGGCGGCAGAACGCAAGGCCGCAGCAGATCTGGCCCGCCAGGAAGAACGCGAGCGAGTCACGAAAATCACAGCACTTTGCAAACAAGCCGGGAAAGAAGACTTGGCAGCAGGCTTCTGTGAAAAAGGCTTGAGCGTCGCGGATGTTCAGGGAGAACTGTTCAACGCTCTGTGCAAATCAAACGTTCCAGTCGGTGACGGCGGAGGCTCCGCAGCCGACGAAACACCAGACGAGAATGCCAAGTACAAGGCCGAATTTAAGGCCGGGAAGTACAGCATGACGGAAGAGCAGTATGTGTCGCTCCGACGTGCCGAAGATGGGCTGGAAGATTTCGTTCCAGCGAAAAAGTAACACGCTCCGCAAGGGCGATTTTCATAGTCAGTTTTTGAGGAGCCTTAATCATGGCAGTGACTGCCAACCAACTCACAAAGCGGCAGGATGGTTGCCGCAGGTCGTACCCTGTGGCAGCGTCAACGACAATCTACGAGGGCACTATGGTGTTTTTAACGGCGGCTGGATATGCCGACGATGACACCAACACGGGCGTCAATGGTTTTGTTGGAATCGCCGTCAGTTACGTCGACAATGCTTCCGGATCTGCTGGAGACAAAACGGTTGAAGTGTACGCAGAGGGCGACTTCGAGCTTGTCGGCTCTGGCTTTGCACAGGCGGATGTCGGAAGCGTCGTGTACGCAGAAGACAACTACACAATCGGCGTTTCGATCAGTTCCGCGAGCGTTCCGATTGGCTCAGTCGTTTCCTATGTGAGCAGCACAAAGCTGGTTGTGCATATTGAACCGACAGGAACAGGAGCGTTGCCAGTTGCTGCGCTCACGACAATTTCAATCGCGGATGCGGCCGGAACTCCTGACTATGCTTTGCAGGCGGTAATCAACTCGAATGCCTACGGCTTCGCAAGTGCTCAGGAAGCCATTTCGACGCTGTACGTTATTCAGAATTTGCAGCGACGGGTTTTGGACCTTGAGGCGAGAAGCCGCGTTTAGTTTTTGTGTCTCCGTTGTGGGAGGTGGGACCGCTGGATAGCTACCAGCCCCCACTTACCTCCCGCAGCTGAGTTGATTTTTCAATTGTTACCACAACGGAGCTTTCGAAAGGAAAGCTCCCAATGTCCCTGAATACTGCGAAGTATATCTCAGTTCAGCGAGACCTCACTCAGAAGTTTCGCGAAGCCGTAGTGGCAGCAACGCCATTTTACCCGACGCTCTGTGCGGAAGTGCAAAGCAACGGAGCCGATGAAAAGTATGGGATGCTTGGCTCAATGCCGGGCGTCAAGGAATGGCTGGGCGATCGCCAGTTTAAAAAGCTGCGTGCGGCTGATTTCACGATCAGCAACCGTAAGTGGGAAAACTCTGTCGAGTTCGAAAAGGACGACATTGACGATGATCGTCTTGGCCTGATGTCGACGGTCATGGCAGACTTCGGTAACGAAGCCGCTTTGCACCCAGACGATTTGCTGTTTGAAACGTTGGTTGCCGGTGAAACCACGGCCTGTTTCGATGGGCAGTATTTCTTTGACACTGACCACAGTTGGGGCGACTCCGGCACTCAGGACAACGACCTGACCGCGACCGCAGCAAACGGAACTACACCGACTGCGGCAGAGTTTCGAACGGCTTTTCATGCGGCACGAACCGCAATGTTGAAGTTCACCAACGATCAGGGCAAAAAGCTGAATCGGCCTGTGTCTACCAGCATGTCCAGCCTGTTGGTCATTGTACCGCCTGAACTGGAACTGGTTGCTTATGAAGGGCTGTATGCCGCCCTGAACAGCAACGGGGCCACAAACGTCGTTATTGATCGCCCTCGCATCATTGTGAGTCCGATCCTGACGGATGCAACGAAGTTTTACACGTTCAATCTCGGTGGAGCACTGAAGCCGTTTGTGTTTCAGAAGCGAAAGCCGATTCAGACGCCAACGTGGAAGGGTGCCGACGACCCTGAATACAAGGTGCTGAAGATGATGACCGACGCTCGGTACAACCTCGGCTATCTGGCTTGGTGGAAAGCCGTTTTGACCACGTTCACTTAATCCATTCTTCGCCGTACAGACGCCATCATTTCGGTGGTGGCGTCTGTTTCTGAAAGTCGCTGTTTATGCCTTGGGTAATGCTAAAAAAAAACTGGCCTGCAAACTTTCGCCGAACAATCACGACAGGAAAAAAGGGCAAGGAAGTCAAGTCGACGCTTGAGTTTTCTCCAGGTGTTCCTGTCGATTTGTCGGCAGCCGAGGTTGAGGCATTGCGTTCAGATATCGGCGTGGCGTTAGTGCCTGTCGACTTCGATGAAAAAGCCAGGCCTCGTGTGATCACAGACGAAGTTGTTCCAGAAGAAACGGAACCAGCCAATGAGCCTAAACCGGCTAATTGAGGAGCATGTTTCGACGGTGTTTCTCAACACGGATCACTTCGCAGAAACATGCCAGCGTTTCGTCGGCGGTGATGCGGGCAATATCAAGACCATAATTGGCATTCCCGGCGATGACATGCCAGCAATTGACGACGTTCGCGGGCGCGGTTACACGCATTCTCGGACATTCGATATTGCCGAAACGTCAACGCTGACGGAAGCCGATGCTGTGCAGATTGGGTCGCTGCGATACGAAGTGGTCCACGTTTCCGACCCAATGCAGGGAATGAAAACGGCAAAGCTCGCACGTACGGCGCAAGAAGTGAAGGGCGGGCGAGTGTTCCGAACTGGTGACATTTAATGGCCGCTCTGGACGTTGGAACATCGCTGGCGAGTCTGCGGACGATGCTTTCGGGCCTGTCCGCATGGCAAACGATTTGCGGCGTTGCAACATCAGCTGAAGCAGCAAAACGAATTCACTACGGGGCCGTCGAACTTGATCAGGACGAACCGACATCAAGCTCTAATCCCTGCATTGTGTTGGACATCACCAGCCTATCTACGAAATGGGTAGCAAATCGGCTGCATGGAACGGCAGTCTTCGAGATGCGGTTTTATCTGGAGATGCCAGAGGCTGAAAAGGCGACGTATTCGGATCAGTACATTTGGATCTGGGAACAGTTTTCAGCGATGCTCGATGCAATCAATGGAGCGGTGGGCGGGGCTGGTCAGT